TGCAAGCAGAAAATGTTGGTGCAGGTTTAGGTTTTCTTGGAGCAGGTGTAGCCGGACTTCTTCCACGTTTAGGTAGAGGCAAGGTAAACAAAGCACTAGATGCAAGATTTGGTACAGCAGCAGGTTATGATAGTTTTAAAGATAATCCAGAATTTCAAAAACTTACTGAAGGTGTTACACGTGGTTCTGTTTTAAAAGAAGCAGGTTCAGAAATAGCATCAGATTTTAGCAAATCATTTGGTTCTGGTTTTTATGATAGTTATAAATCTAAATATGATGTAAAAGCATATGATGATAGTAGAGGTGGTACAGGTTTTAAAAAAGACCCAGTAACTAATCAACTATCTGGTAATCTTAACGTAAGAGAGCAACAACATTTTGATAATGCAGTAGATCGTGGTGACGATGCACTTGCAAATCACTTTTCTTTAGTTGCAGCATCACGTGCTGAAAAAGACGCAACTGCTGCAGCTAGTAAAGATTTAATCAAACAAGCACAAATAGCTAAAGCAAATAAAGATACTGCTACGTTAGATAAAATTAAAAGAAAAATAAAAGCAAATAATACTGGTAAAGTACAATTAGGCGATTCTTCTATTGATGAAATTATTAATCATGGTAGTAGTTCGCTTACAGCAGTTAACAATGGTAATTCCTCTCCTGCTAAAGGATTTAAGAAAGCAGAGCCAAAAGGAAGTTCTGGTAGCAGTTCTGGAAGACCAAAAAAAGATGTACAAAAAGAAATTAATGCAAAAATTAAAGCTGCTACAGATGCAAATGGTAAGGTTAATTGGGTAAAAGCTGATGTAGGTAAGCTTGTTAAAGAACGTGATGAGCCTAGTAGCAGTAGTAATGACAGTGGCGGTGGATCATCCCCAACAGCATCTTCTGCTGCAGGTGGTGGATGTTGCTTTATAATGTTAGAGGCTCGTTACGGAGATGGTACAATGGATGAAGTTGTACGTAAATACCGTGATGAACATATGACAGAACGTAACAGACGTGGGTATTATAAAGTAGCAGAAGTATTTGTGCCGCTTATGAGAAAGTCACGAATGTTTAAATGGGTTGTAACAAAAACATTTGCTGATCCATTGGTGTCTTATGGTAAGTATTACTATGGACAAAACAAACACGGTGTGATATACTCACCAGTAAAAAATTTCTGGATGAAAGTATTTGACACAGTAGGCAGTGACGTAGAATTTATTAGAGAAAATGGAGAAACTGTATAATGGATATGACTGAATTAAGAGGAACAGTTCTTAAACGTTTTCAAGAATTAACAGACATTGAACAATCAGTTGTTGAAACTATGGGAGATCATCCAATAGGTGAAATAATTTTAAAAGTAATAGGCCCAGAGTTAACTGAAATATTCTCTGAACCCGAAGATGAAACAGATAGGATGTTAGCTGATGACATGCCTAGTAGAGATCAAGCTTTTGGCGGTAGAATGGATAGTCAAGAAGACGAGGATATACCTGATTTAGCAAGAGACATGCCAGAAGAATTTAGAGAACCTATGGGTGACATGCCTCAAGAAATGCAACGTGAGATGGCATCACGTTAAACGTGCCATATATACTAGCTACTCATCCCCCAGACAACATGGCTACGGTGGCCCTAGAAAGGAAATAAAATGCAAGACGCAATGGTAGAACAAGTAGAAACTAAATCTGCTTTTATAAATAAAAAATACAATAACGAAGACAGACTAAAGAAAGATGAAGAAGAACTAGAACAACTAATGGCTGAACAAAAAGGTGAAGCAGTAGAAGCTGAACCAGAACCAGAGAACGCAGAAGAGAAATCTTTTAAGAAACGTTATGGTGATTTACGCAGACATCAGCAGGAAAAAGAAAAAGAACTTGCTGCTAAGATAGACGCACTACAATCACAACTAAGTGAAGCCACTAAAAAAGAGATTAACCTTCCCAAGTCAGATGAAGACATTGAGGCTTGGGCTACAAAGTATCCTGACGTAGCAGCTATTGTAGAAACAATTGCAATTAAAAAAGCAAAGGAACAATCTGCTGTATTAGAAGAACGTGTGAAAGCTGTAGACGAATTGCAAATGAATGCATCTCGTGAAAAAGCAGAAGCAGAGTTANTTCGATACCATCCTGACTTTGAGGACATTCGTGANACNGATGATTTTCATAACTGGGTAAACGAACAGCCTCAGTCAATACAGGATGCTTTATATGAGAATGCTAGTGATGCTAGAACTGCTGCTCGTGCAATTGATTTGTACAAAGCAGATAAAAACATCACTAAAAAGAAAACTAAGAATACAGACAAAGATGCTGCACGATCTGTGAATGCACGTAACTCACGTAGCAAACCAGATACAAGTGATGGTTCAAGAGCAATCTTAGAATCTGAAGTGCAAAAAATGTCTGCACAAGAATACGAAAAGTCGTCTGATGAAATTATGGAAGCTATCCGTACAGGCAACTTCGTATACGATTTGTCTGGCAATGCCAGATAATCTATTGACATATAGAAATTTTTAAGTATAACTATATGTATACCGTAAGTGGCACAGCCCCTGTAGAGATGGAATACCTGTGCCTCTTACAAACTTAGCAAACAACATATTCTTTCCGACAACCTGATGTCTCATGGCCCATTGAATGTAGTACAGGCCAGTATTACGTAAGATGCACCCTAGTAGAGTTAGCCTCTGTATAGTATAGTTAGTTTTGCATCTGTCGTGCTCAATGCTATAAAGGAGAATTATAATGGCATTTTCAACTGCAGCAGGTTATGGTAACTTACCTAATGGTAACTTTTCACCAGTAATCTACTCCAAACAGGTGCAACTTGCGTTCCGTAAGTCATCTGTTGTTGAAGCGATCACAAACTCAGATTATTTTGGTGAGATTGCCCAAATGGGCGATTCAGTCAAAATTATCAAAGAGCCTGAGATCACTGTTAAATCCTATGCACGTGGTACAACAATCACTCCTCAAGATTTGGACGATGAAGATTTTTCATTGACAATCGACAAAGCAAACTATTTTGCATTTAAAGTCGATGACATTGAAGAAGCTCATTCGCATGTAAATTTCCAAAGCCTTGCAAGTGATCGTGCTGCGTATAGGTTATCCGACCAGTTTGACCAAGATGTTCTTGGCTACATGTCTGGATATAAACAATCTGCTCTTCACGGTAACGCTAACACCACTAACGCAACTGTTAATGGTTCTGTTGCTGTGTCAACTGCAGGTACTGATGAGTTGCTTGCCTCAATGAAGTTAGATGGTTCTGACTTTAATGGTGGTACTGCAAGTCAATCAATTGCACTTCTACCAAGAACTGGTGGTGCAACTGCTACACCTTCAACTGCAGGTGAAGCAAACCCACTTCAACTTATTGCTCGTATGGCTAGAAAGCTAGATCAGCAAAATGTTGACACATCTGGTCGTTGGCTCGTTGTCGATCCAGTGTTCATGGAAATCCTTCGTGATGAGGACTCACGTCTTCAAAACGCAGACTTCGGTGAATCTGGTGGTATCCGTAATGGTCTTGTTGTAAACAACCTACACGGTTTCCAAGTACACGTGTCTAATAACCTACCAACTTTTGGTACTGGTCCTGCAACAAATGCGGCTTCAAATGCGTCTAACTACGGTTTACTCGTAGGTGGTCACAGTTCAGCCGTTGCTACTGCAGAGCAGATCAATAAGACAGAAACATATCGTGACCCTGACAGCTTTGCTGACATTGTTCGTGGTATGCATCTATATGGGAGAAAGATTCTCCGTCCAGAAGCGTTAGTTAATGCGCTTTACAACTTGCGATAAGGAGGACTAAAACATGGCTAATATAACTGCACTTTTACATCCTGCTTCTGGCAATTCACAGCGTGGGCGTAACCCATACTATGTCGATGTTACTATTGACTTGACAACAAACAGCATTGCTCCGGGTGATACTATCCAAGCAATTAATGTTCCTGCTAGTACTTTAATATTGGCAGCAGGTTTTCAAGTTGTA